ACCAACTATTGCAACTTGCGCTCCCATGAGAACAGCCGCGGGGCCGGAAGTTTGTAGCCAGCAAAAGTCATCTGCTGTTACAGGTGCGGTAGTTACACCAACAACACCTGTAGTAGGTGTGCCATTACCATCAACAATATGTATGTCCTTGTAAGGGCTATACATTATTCCAAATCTAGTGGCTGTGGTTAATGCCGTTACAAGCCCGTCTGGTTCATCAATAGTAATCGAGAGTCCAGCTGCACTACTTACTGCGGTATTGGACTTAATTCTGTATATTTCACCCTCGCCAGGACCATCATTCATATACACATATGCGTCTTTGTACTGGTCTTTAGTTACAGTAAGAGAAGTAGTGGTAGTAAACGAAGTTGCAGATGCAGATGCAGCAGCAGCTACTAAGTCCATATCATGTGCTGCAACAGCAGCTATTCCATTTACTACGTTACCGCCACGGGCAATACCAGTGCCATTTTCTTCAGCATAGTAGAAAACTCTACCATCTGCTGTAGTTGCCCTCGTACCTAGCTTATGCTTCTGTTCAGAAGTCGTTTGTTTTTCTTGTCCATAAGACAAATTAACTGATTGTGGAAATGCCATATTTAACCTCCTTAAAGGTTACTTAATTACAGGGCTTACCCCCTGCGACCAACCGTTATTTTAATCTGCCGCAACCACGGTCAATCGTTACAGTTGCGGCAGATACTTAATGAGAATTCCTAACGTGCATCCTCAATCCTGATAATTTCCCAGCGTGTGTGTCGCTTGATGCAACAAAATCACACTCTGCGTTATCACACTTGTAATCATCTGGTATCCCTTCAAGCCTTTGAGACTCTACAGCTCTTTCAGCACACCACCTACATGTACATGCATTACTTGGTGGGTACGGAAACCATCCTATTCTTGACTTTTGTAAAACGTAGTCAGGACTTCCCGGTACTCCTTCAACTGTTGAGCCATGAGGATGGACAACATCCCCTTCTACATTCAAACCATCGGCATGCCTATATAAGACTGTCTTTGCCTGCCATGTATCCAGGTATTCCCAAGAATAACCAGCATTAACCAGTTCTTCTCTTGTATGTTTTCTATCCCTGAAGCTAACCATAATTTATTCCTTTAGCTAGTAGCTGGAGCGGAAGCATCATAAGTCAAAGGCGCTCCTCGACTATCATCGAGTTCAAACACCCCATAGTCAGCAGTTAGAACAAGTTCTGTTGCTCTTAGTGATGCATCCCTTTGGCGCTCTGTCCTGGTATCAACGCTCTTCAGTACTGCCAGTGCAGACTTGTCAGCAATAACACCAATAGCATCATCGCTGGAATCAACTGATAGGTTTCCATCTTCAAATATTGGAACTCCGTTCAATGGTCGAATTCCACTCCAGAAGTTACCAAGCAAGTCCTCTGACCATCCCTTGGGTACTGGATATGTAGTAGATGCTGTTACAGCAGTAGCAGCTATCTGATATACAGCATTAGGATGATGAAGTATATATACCTGTGAACCAAACTTGTTAGCTTTACTGTAAGCAATAGTACCTGCAATTTTAGCAAGTGTTACTGCTCCACCAGCAACACCAAGAGTGGTGCCGCCATTCAGACCAGAGTACAGAGCATGAACATCTGTGTCTTTCTTTCGTGCCATACCGTCACCCAACTGTCTGCCCACAATGGACATCACGTTGGCAGCAGACTGCCTGACGAGTTTGTCTGTCAGAATAACCTTTGCCCCAACCTCACTTGCAGTAAGGTCAACGGTGGTCATTCCAATGTCTTCCTCGTCTATGATGTCCTGACCATCAGCCAGGTCACTCATTGTCATCTGTCCCACTTTAGGAACAGTTACCTGCTTTGCCCCTCGTGGCAGGTTGAACGATTCAATCAACGCCATCGCGGGGGCGTTATGCTCTTCTGTATATCGAGCAGCCGCAATGATAATGCGTTGTGCATTCTCTAGATTGCCTGTAGTCGCTGTTTGCGCCATGTGCTTACCTCCTAGTAAACATTAACCCATTAATCTTTCGGCTGCCGCCACCACATCAGGGGACCTATCACCAGATATAAACTTATCCAGCAAGTCATCCTCTGACCCGGTTGCTGACGGTGAGGGTTGATTATTATCAAAGGACTGAGCCGGAGCTTCCTGCTGCTTGTAGCGAGCAAGTTCTATCCTTAACTCTCTGTTCTCTGAAATTCTCTTTGCCTCTGCCTTCATCTCATCGGGGGTATTGAATTTCTGTAGTGTATCCAAGTCATCAAGTCCAAGTTTGTACTCTTTTGCAAACGACACAGCTGCGTTTCTTTGTCCTTCTTTAAACAGCCTGTAGTCTTGAGCCTGTTGTTCCAACTGTTGTTTCTGTTGTAGTGACTCACCCTGTTGTTTTGCCATTTGCGCTGCCTGTTCAGGCAGATATCCCCGGGTCTGCAAATCCTGTTGATACTGGTCGATTTGCTGTTGGACTTGCGCTCTTTGCTCCAACTGGCTGTAGTACTGCAACTGTTCCTGTTGTGACCTAACCTGGTCTTTCAGTTCGGTAAATGACTGTGGGTCAACCTGTTGAGACGTTTGTGTCTGCGGCTGTTCAGGTTGGGGTGTTTCCCCTACAGCAGGTGCCTGCTCTGTTACAGCACCTTCTGTACCTTCAGTTTCTGCTACCGGGGCAGTTGTTTCTGCCGCTTGAGCCTCGTCCACTACACTTGTAATATCAGCACTATCCTGTCCCTGTGGCGTCAGGTCTAAAAGACCCTGTGACTCAGGCGCAGGACTGTCTGCTACTTCAGGTATATCAGCTCCCTGGTTTACCATAAATTCACCTCCCAGTGTTGTTGAGTATACATAATACTTTAATTTACGTACAGATGTTTATCCAGTTCACCCTCACGATATTGGTCTCGTAAATCTCGTGCAGCTTGATATCTTGCACGAGTTTTCGCAGACAATCTTATAAGGACTCCCTGTGGTATTTCTGTTCTGTGTGTGTTCATCCTCACCATAAACAAAGCAGCTTTTGACACAGGTGTTTTTGTGTTTACCATCTTTGTTTCCCACGCATCTAATATAGATGAGTATTCATCTGAAGTAAGAGGGACATTAAGCTTTACTTCCTTTGCACTATCAAGAGCATCATAGAATTCCTGTACCAATAACTCAGCTGGCCCCATCTGACTACGGTTCATTTCTTTTACCTCTTCAGACCTTGGGCCAAACTCAGCATACAGTTCCCTGTCTTTCTCTACACGGAACTGTTCTTTCCCTGCATAGTATTCGTTGTTAACTTCTCTAAGAGTCATCGTACTTGCTCTTGTTTCAAGGTCTTCATAGAACGCTACTTCTCTTGCGTCTATCTCATCTAACGTGGCACCAAGTCCCTGTGTCCGTGAAACACCACGTTCTGCTTCTCGTGCCTTGGCGATTTCATCAACAAGGTCCTGTTCAAACGGCTGCATTCTTATGTAGTCTTTAGCGCCACCAGGCTGGTCCTTGGTAATTTCATAAGCAATATCGTTCTTGGTACGGAACGTAGTTATCCCTATCCCCAGACCTGCCGCAATAGATGGAGGTACCGCTTTTGCCACATCATATACCTGAGAAGGTATCTTATATAACGTAGGTTGCTCCTTGGATGTATCTATCTGAGGGGCTATACCCGATACCGATTCAGGTATCAGAGGTCGCAGTTCTTCCTCCAGCGCATTACTTACATCACGAATAAGTAACGGAGCCAGGAACCTTGTCCAGAAACTTTCTTCATCTGCTGTTGGAATACCGCTTATAAACGTAAAAGGACCCTTACCCATATCCTCAAGTATGTTTCTGTCTTCCCCAAAGAATCCAGTACCAGTTCCCCACTTGTCTCCGGTAAGCCCTGTAAGGTTATATTCGATAGCCATACCAAGCGTTGGCATAAACTTAGAACGTGCAAACTGTCCAAGTACGTCCCTAAATCCAATAGGTCGTAACTCACCTGTCTGTGCAGACCTTGTTCGCCCACTGCCTGCCTGGTAAATAGCCCTTCCAAACTGTGTGTACCCAACCCACACATCGTATCTGGAATTACCAAGTCTTCCCTTTCCAAAATCAGAAGACTCAGGGTCACCGCTTGCTTCCATAGGTAGCCCTCCCGCCTCTCCCGCTTTAACAAGCAAATTAATTGTTCCACCCACAACAGCAAAACTTGCAATTGACTGTGCTACTAGCCACGACATATCTTTGTATGCATTCCTTGCAGCTACATCTCCTTGGATAGCTTCGGGATATATGTTAACGAAAGGTTTCATATTTTTAAGTGCATATACCGGAGTTGAAATTCGTGAAGAAGCCAGCCTTGGTGAGAACAGAAGAGCATTCATCAGAGTTGCTATACCTCTTGAAGCATCTCCAACTCCTCCACCTCGTCCTTCGCCGGGAAGCGGACCTCTTCCTGTAGCACTGTTTAAAAACTTACCTAAATCCTGAATAAATTGAATATCATCCGCATTCTCCATGTCTAGCTTACTGCCCCTTGCAGCTTCAAACCTTCTAACAAAGTCATCCATGACATCCCACCTGAGTTTACTCAGATATAGGGCATAGCCACGTTCAGACGGTCTTACCCACGGAAGAAACTTACCGGCAAGACTCGACATAAAAGCTTCTTCTCTTCCCAGTAATCTTCCTACACCTGGGCCAAGGTCATGTATAAACAAGCCGCCAACATTAACGTATGTATTCTACGTCTCTCCTCCGTTTACTTCACGCATGGCAGTCATAACTCCCTGCGCTAGTTCTTCACCACCAGGAGCCATTGATTCTGCCGCAAGTCTTGATGCTGCCGAACTTATCTTAGGAAAACGAGGTAGTAACAACCCTCCCTGCCTTCCTATCATCGAAAGGTCAAAGGAGGATAGG